CTTTAGTTTGACCTCTTGAGCCTAAGTCAGCTTTCCCCACTGTCTTATCAGCACAATGTAAATCTTTATTGGCATTTTCCAATGCCTCTCTTAGCTCCTCTATCTCCTGTGCTTGGTTTTCTACTAGGTCTGCAATTTCTGGGAAAGATTCATATACATCGTGGATACTTTCTATCCTTCCTTCTGACAGGACAGTCTTAACTTGATACTTTTCCATAAGTTCTCTCACCTTCTTTAGTATGTCTGGTTTAGTCATAGGTTTGGTTGGCATCGGATAATAGAATCTAGCTTGTCTGTGGATTTATAAAATTCAGACAGTATTTCGTTTATCTTCTTTGCATCTTTTTCATTATCCATAGCAAGATCAGCAAATGCCCCTATATCACAGAGTGTTCGTTGTGCTTGCTCAATCCAATCACAAAACGCTGGGATACATTGTAATATGAAGCTGATAGTATCTGGTTCTACATCTGAATCTGCTTGGATATGTATACCGTCTTCGGCTAATAGTTTTTCTGCATTACGAGCCTTTTCTGTACTGACTGAAATGTTAGATTTTGTCGTTATGCTAGACATAGTTAAGTGTGGTGTATTTAATAAAAGTAGATTGTGCTTCTTTCTCGTCTATCCTACACCTCTCACACACTTGGTCTAGCTTTTTGCAGTAGTGTCCTTTGTAGTATTTGTCGAATAGTGCCTCTGCTTTCTTTTGGGTATTCATAGATTAGAATAGTTTATGCCATGACTTTGCAACTTCAGAGAATGTTATCTCGTCTGGTTGCTTGTGCGAACACTCATGCGTACTTGTGTAAGCCATAGCTCTAATAAATGTGAAGTATACAAGTCTCTTTGGCAAGCGGTTAGCTATCCATTGGCAAATTGAATCTTTTAATCTAGTCATCTTTAGGTAGTGTATTTAATAAAGCGGTACATCTGTCGGAGAGAGTTGATTTCATGTAGTCTTCAATCTTTAGTTTGTTATCAGTAGAAAGGTTTTGTAAGAATTTTGATAGTATGATAGGACTCTCCATTATGCGTTCTTCTACTTGTCTCCAGTGGTTCCAGTCTTGTAGTGGGTTCCAGTTCTCTGCTTTTACATGAATAGTGTCATTTCTACCTCTTGTAAAATACAACGTAATATCTTCATCATCTGTTGATTCATCAGTTGACCAATCCCACCCCATAAAGGTAGCAATACGCTCTATGATTTTAGTGTCTTTAGTCATTATTCAAGTGGTTACAGAACGATAATCTTTTGGGATAAGTGATCCAAGAGCCAGTGAGCGGTTGCCTTTTACTTGATAGGTCATAATGCATCTGCACGGAATTGTCTGCACCTTCGTTCCACGAGGGGGGATTGTTTAAGTAGCCATAGTATAGCATCTAAAGCTGAGCCACCTTCTAAATCCTTTTTAAGCGCCTTGCTGAATACACCATACTCCATCATTAACAGTCCATGGTTCTGTGGTTCTAATAGCTCAGGATGTGTATCAAGGGTGCTTTCCAGAAAGGTCTGGATGTTTATCTTAGGAGGTATGAACTCCTCTGTACCGTCTATAGTAAGTTGGTTCATTTGGATGGGGGGAAAGTTGTAAGGGGGCAAAGAGAGCCAGTATCTAGCCCCCACCGCTTCTTTTTAACGAGCTATGATCAAGCCCGACTGGTTACGGTCAACTAAGCTATACGTAGTATAACTGTGTGTCTTTAAGATTCAATTGACTAATTAGCCCAATAGAAGCCTCCATAGAAAACCTGCATCAACATGACGAGAGGTAGCATGAGGATAACCCAACCTATGTATTCTAGTGCTTTCTTCATACTGTCATTGTATACTTTACTTTACAGATGTCAAGCAAGTCTGCCACCTTGTCCCGTATCGTAAGGAGTTTCGTAGTCACTTGCTATAATTTCATCATAACATTGTGCGAACGTACCTATGGCATCGGCACAATGACTTGATTTGTCATGGACTGGCCTTAGGAATACATCATTCTTCTCGTCATACTTTTTTCGGTACTGGTTGAGTAGACTAAGACCATAGGAACATTTCTCCTCATCAAAGAAAAACTGTGGGAATAGGATACGAGTAGCATTCACACGTTGCAATGGGTCTTCTCTGTCAGCTATCTCATAGTCAATAATCCCCCAATCCTGTGCCACATCTAAACAACTGCGTTTAGAAGCTGCTGATCTGGCAACAACATCATGTGGGAAATAAAACGTGCCAAGGTTATCCTTACCGTACTTTTCATCCAATAGGTTTAAATAGTAAAGGATATCCTCATCATCACCCTCAAAGTATCCAATCCACCTTATCTCCTTGCTATAGATTTGGAACGCCCAAATCGCCATATAATCGTTTATGCCTAAGTCCCATGTTGTTCTTATTGGTAAATTATCTTCAACAGGGAGCTTACAGATACGCTTCTCCTTTCTGGCCTTGGCTATGTCTTTGGAATAGTAAGCACCTCTAGTCTCAAACACATCCCAACTTCCCTCTCTCCATGCCCTCCTTAAATCACTAGGCAACTTGTTAAGCATTGCTACGTATTCTGGGTCTTTCTCCATGAGGACTGGGTTATCTTCCACCCTAGCTGGTATAAAAACTCTGGTAAGGTCTAGCCCTGTTTCGCTGTCATGCTCTATGTAAGTTTCTTCTGGGACTGCAACATCTACAAATCTATTCTTAACCCACAGATGCCCTATTTCACTCGGATTGGTAGTGGCAAACAATTGGGGGGAAAGACCATTCACTGTTGATCTGTTAGATGCCTTGAGTTTTAAATAGAGTTCCTCACTGGGGATTAGCGTAAGCTCTTCGATAAGCATCTTCTGATATTCGTGTCCTTGATACTGCGTATAGGCGTTGGAATCATTTAAATGCCCCGTAAAGAACATAGCTCCGCTAGGGAATCTTATTTCAGTAGGACGATTGGCAAATACAGCACCTGTTCCAGCGTACATTACCTTTGCCCTCTCTATCCAATCTCTTAAATCCTTTTCTGTTGTCCTTATTATTAATGCTCGATACCTAGGATTGTCTATCCATCTTAGCAACCATGCCATACCTGCGTCTGTTTTTCCTCCTCCTCTTGCTCCACCGTAAAGAATCTCTCGTTCAGTCCTCTGTAGAGCTTTCGTCTGCTGCCCCTTGTTTGGTTGCCAAGCTACCTTCATTTAACTTGGGTAATACTACCACTCCTAGGTCTACTTTGTCATCCTTAGACGTAAAGTCCTGCCTGTCTGTCCACTTAAATCTGTTCTTCATATTCATGTACCAGCCAGTGAAAGAGAAGTCTTTATTCTCTAATGCTTCTCGCCCTCTTCTAAGCCACCAAGCATAACATAAATCCCTATGTCTTTTTATGGCGTCAGAAAAATCTTGCTTAAAACGAGGGCTTTCCTCATCAGACCAATCGTACCACGTCTCTCTTGAAAGGTCTAACTCTATACATGTTTCCTCTATACTCATTCCTTCTTTGGCACACTGCAATATTTTATCAAGCATATTCTTATTGTACTTACTTGGTCTCCCTACTTTGTTAGATTCTTCTGCCATATTGTCATTATACTATCTTATCATTGAGAGATCAAATGCTGGTTCTACCTCTAGGAAGTCTGCTATTCCTTTAAAGGTTTTTTCTGGGTTCTTTCTCAATTTTTCCAGCTTTACAAAGTGACAATCTTGCTTGCCTTGGTTTAGGTCAAAGTGATATTGGGATGCTTTGTAGATGTTTGTTATTGCTACCTTGTCTAGGTTTGAGAATAGCTTTTCCATAGACTTCATAGTGTCCTCTTTGTTTCGATAGGTGATTATAAACTTACAGTCGAACCTTTCTCTGAACCAGTCTAGGTACGTTAAGTAAAATGGGAGTTTGTCTCCTACTATCTTGGCTTGTGGTTTTCTTACCTTGTGGTATTCGTATATTACTTCTGCTAGGTGTTTGTCCATTAGTCTTTTTATGATGTCGTGGTCAGCAGGCGTAACGGTTAGGTAGTCTG